CTGCGCTCGCTGATTTTTTCTCTCGAATTAAACCAGAGTCTGCTTTGCGACCAGAAAATGTGGCTGAAGTAGAGAAGAGAGAGAGTGGTTTCAATATGTGGAAGAAAGAGTATGTTAAACCAAATTTGGGTGGTGATATTATCACAGCTACTCCGGACAATCTTGTACAAAATTTGATACGCTCTCGTTCTTTGGTTCGCATACGATGGGAAGGTCGTGATCATAATGGTGTTGAGAAGACGTCTTGGACACACGGCTTATTCTTATGTGACAAGCATTTATTAACCGTAGATCATCATTGGAAGAACTCAAATGGTGAGTATAAGCAACAAATGCATTACACTACCTTTAGTGGACCTCCAGATGATAGCGCTCGTCAAAGGGAGCATATGGTGCATTTCTCACATAGTATTAAAGTACCCGGTCATGATTTACGTATTGTTTACGTTCATGATTCTGGGAGTATGCGAAACATACTTAAATGGTTCCCGATAGAACCTGTATCTCAGTGTGTAGTAACTTTATTAACTCGCACTGAGGATGGTAGCGTTGTACAATTAGCTGGTCGTACAGAAGGAGAACCACAGAAAATTCAGTATGGTGCTGCATATGCTGGTGATTTCTTTGGACAAGTAATTTACGGTAATTCTGAAACTGTATTGCGAACTGAAGATGGCATGTGTGGTTCGCCATGGATTGCTCATACTAAGGGACCTTGTATCCTTGGTATTCATACAGCAGGTCAGGGATCGGGTCCCAATAAGAAAGCCTTTATGAGTTTTGTTACTAGGAAGGAACTTAATGATGCGATTGGAAAGTTTGAACACATGGTTGGCATCTTGAAAAGATTCGATCCTAGTCCAGAAAGTGATGTGATTTACGGTCGAAGGGTGATTTCTGGTGATGAAGTACACCCTAAATCTTTTGTGAATTATATACCTTCACCCTCCTACTCTGTGTTAGGTAGTTGTGAAGGTGGCGTTACGCCGAAGAGTCATGTTGTTGAACATCCATGGTCACAAGATGTGTCTGAAATTTTTGGTTATTCGAACAAGTGGGGACCACCTGCTTTTAAAGGAACACAAGAAGGTGAAGGTTATTGGAAGCCATGGTATGACACGATGTGTAAAGTGGCTAAACCATGTCTTGGTTTTCCTGGTGAGTTAGTCCATAAGAGCATTATGGATTACTATAACCAGGTGTCACCACTCTTTCAAACTGAATTAGCGTATGAGAGATGTGTCCCTCTAACGCCTTTGCAATGTATTAACGGCATACCAGGACGTAAGGGTATGGAACACATTAATTTCAAGAGTTCCCCAGGTTTTCCATTAACAGGGGCTAAAGAGAAGTGGATCACCCAGTTAGAAGGTGAATTAGAAGGTATTCACAATCCCAAGGATTTAGATCCTATGTTTTGGGAAGAAGTGGAAAGGATTAGAAAGCATTATCGACGAGGTGAGCG